TTCAGCATTCTTAAATAAATACGCCTTAACAATGTATCGAGTAGCCTCGACAACTTCCAACTCAGTTGAAATGCGGAACGCTGGATAGTCCTTAATAAACTTTTCAAGTCTCACCTCTACTGGTTCGTAATCGGCTAAATTAAACATAAAGATCGTTTTCCTCTGTAGCTAGTTGCCCTGCGAGTGCGCCATAACTGCAGAGATCGACCCAGTTGTCGATGTGTTGGGCTGATTGATTAGTCCGTGCAAGTTTAACGAGCACCATGATCCCTGCCACCTGATAGTCGTGTATCGGTGTTTGTAAGTATGCTGAGAGCAGCATTGCGGTGTGTTGCAGGTTATCCGCAGGGTGACCATACGATAACCCACGATCACGGATCGTGTCGGTGGCTGTGAGTAAGATTTCATTGGCTTTCATTCCTGCCCCTTGATGCTACGCCCACGATGGTAACCATCTCGCACGCCTTTGTCATAGCTTCTACGCTGAACATCGAAAATTGTGATCGCAAAGCCTATCAACATTCCAATGATGCAGATTAAAAGCAGCTTGTCTGTGTTGCTCATTATTCGCCCTTTTCTTTAGAAGTTATTAGCACTTTTCGCACCAGATTGAAGAGTCATTCTTCCATGCTAGAGCTTGCTTCTTTGTCTTGAAATCGCATGTAAAACCATGCTTCTCACAAACTAGAGTCCAGAACTCTTCTTTAATTAGTGTCGTTGTGCTTGTCATGGCTTTAGTGTTGCATAAGTAGCCGACTAATCAAGCACATTTGTATAACGACTTGATAACGATTATCTAGGTCTGCCGTAGGACTTTCCAGCCACAATGAATGTGCCGTCCTTCTCGATGTGAATAAGATCGACCTGCACTTTGGCTTTGTTCACATAGATAATGGCGAATGCCTGTTGCCAATTAGCCACGCCCTTCGTGTAAGCAGCTTGTTTGAAGTCCATAAGGTTTCCTACCTCGACACCATGTAGGACACGCCCTATACGACCCCCAGAAGCCTCTGAGAAGGCTGATCTGCCTGCTCTGTGGGTATGACCCGAGATGACATTCTTTCCGTGCCTACGAGCCGCCTCTAGGGCTGATAAGCCCCCTTGTGGTTTGATGGGTGTGTGATCTCCGTGGACTGCAATCCAGTTAGGTGCAATAGTCATTGGATTCTTATGAAAGGTGATACCTAGTTCATCGAACTTCATGAACTTCTCAAAGCGCAGCTCTGGCAATGCCCCGAACGCTGGCACTTTAGCCATAATGATGTTATACAGGCGATCTGTGTGATTGCTACGGATGCAATCGGTAACGCCTAACTCCCAGAGCAAGTCCACAGCTTCATTGCGGTCATCGTCTAGGGTCTGTGCGTAACTGCCCATGCGACCTTCTTCCCACTTGCTTATCTGTGGTAGGTCAATTTCATCACCAATGGTGACAACTTGATCAGGCTTAAACTTCTGGATAAAACTAGCAAGGTTACGGGTTGCAACCCTGTCATGGTACGGAACTTGTAAGTCCGAGACTACGACAATTCGCTTAATCGTCATCCTCATCTTCATAGTTGCCGAACTTCTCTGGATCGACAGGATCTGGCAAGATCCAATGTGGATAGGCTTGGGGTTCAGTAATCATGAACATGGCTATGTCCTCTGCGAACCCTGCTCTTTTAAGCGAGCAAAAGTACTCATAAAGCCCAATGCAATAAGCATCGAGTTTTGAGTAACCTTGTTCCTCTAAAGCCTTAGTTGCTTTTCTTGCCATGATTAAATTATCGCTCTAAGAGTATGTTATAGATCTCATCGACACGCGCATGGAGTCGCTTAATCTCAGCTAGTAAATGAGTAATGACAAAGCCAGACAAGCCACCAAGAGTAACTAGAGTGGCAATGTAGAGCTGAAAGAAATCCGTCTGGCTCACTTTTTATCTACCTCGTCAATAGCTGCTTCTAGCGCATCAACAATAATGTCTGCTGCTGACTTACGAGCGCGGTATGACTTGATGGCTTGGCGTAGTGCAGGAATGGCTGCAACACCAAGAATGCCAGCAATGATGAGAATGAGATTGTCCATTAGTTTCCGCCTAACATAGGTACTTGAAAAAAAGCACCATCATTGTCAGCTTCTTTCTTAAAGCTAACATGCATGTGCTTAGTGTGTTTGTTAGCCCCTGTGTACTTGCGCCACTTCCAGTTAAGGATGCTGGAGCAGATTCGTCCATCGTAAATGATGTAACTAACACGCTTGTCTGTTTTTGACTTGGACAAGGTACGAAGCTGATCAGCAAGATCTCCCATGATGTCTGGCTTGCCACCCTTGAATAAGTCTTTGTCCACATCAATGGCACGAACCCAGCCTTGCTCATCAGGATTATGATCTGACTTGCGAGCAGCGTGTCGGGTATCACCGATCCAACCATCCGATGTGCGGTCACGATCTGGGAACGAATCATCGAACTGTTCGCGTAGCTGTATCGCTGCCTTACTTAGTTTCGGCTTCATCGCGCTTTAGGTATGCCTGATAGTCCGCATTGTTTTCATCTGCCGTAAAGGAAACTCTGAATCCATTTTCCTCGTACCAGATAACGCCATTTTCTTCTATTGTGTATTGTCTTTTCATTTTATAACTCCGCATTAAAGGCAACCGAAGCGGCTGCGTTATTTGTTACGATCATCCCACCTTGACCAGCAACGCCCGAAATTTCTGTGTTATTAAAAACGGAAATTGCGTTAGTAGAAATGTCACCAAGTGTTAAAGAATTGAAAACATCAGCTGAAGCAGAACATCTGTACTGATAAAAATCAGTTCCAGATGAAGCAACTAAAGATGGATCTGTTCTCATAGTTACCATAAATGGTATAACTGCTCGCATAAGAGTAGCTGAATTGTTATTTCCATTTGCAATCGGCTTGCCTGTTCCAGAAGCCAGTAAGTAGTAATACCTCTGGCACATAGCCAATTCAGCCTGTGGGCTTCCACCGCTTGCAGTTTGGAAGGGAGTAGCCTTTGAGCCGTACTCAACCTGAACACCCCAAAAATCAATAGTTGCATTTTGTATTCCGACGGCTGGATACCCTGCGCCTGAAATAGAAGTGCCAGCTGATGTAAATAAACCTAGAGCTAATCGGCTAGATGTGCCAATAGTTTTACCCGAAATACTTGGTACTGCAACTGTAACCGAATACCTAGTCCACGATGTTGTTATTGCTTTTACTCCACCATTTACAATAACAAGTGCTGAGCCACCGCTGCCAAAAACTTGCTCTAATGAAATTCCGACATTTGGTGTTCCTGTTGAAGCCTTTGCCCAAAAAGAAACAGTTGCTGTTTGTCCTGCAAAAGTTCTAACATCTTCTATGGTCTGAATTAAATAGCAAAAATCTCCAACTGCGCTTTGTCCTGTGGTAACAAGGCGGGCAAAGTTTGCTGCTTCGTATCCTGCAACTGGTGCTGCACCTGGTGTAAATGTTTGCGCTGAATAAGTAGCAGTCCCACCTGTGTAAGTGTACCGAAATCGATCAAAGCCAAAAGTTGCGGATGTTGTTGTCGTAGTAAATGCTCTTTGATTGATTGCAAAGTCACCATTGATAATCTTGTTCTTACCAGCTTGACCAAAGCCGACATTCCAGACAGAGGTGTCAATGGCATCGCCCAATGCGCGGATGTCCTGTGCGCCATTTTTTACAAGGCTGCTGTTATCTGGCTCTGGCCAAGAATACTGAGGTGATAGTGCCATTAGGTTAGTGCTCCAGTCGCGTTAGTCCAAGTTAGTATAGCATTTACGCCAGTCCATTGAAGTGAGGCTGGCAATACTGTTTCCCATTGAGTCGTTGATAGTGAGAAGTCTGTTGCTGAGACATAGAGAGTAATCTCTGTAAAACTAGGGGTAGCGCGTAAGGCTACATTCTCGACAAAGCCATCGAACTGACCGCCTAGTAAGTTGCTTGGAAGATTGCTAATAAGCACAGGCTCACCAAAGAAAACGCCAATGAGGTCATCAAGCATGGCAGTAGGCAAGTCTGGGTTATCTAGACGAAAGGTAATCGCTCCCAGAGATCCTCTAGGGTTCGCCCGTAGCTTTAACTCACGCGATGCAATGTCTGTAATGTCTGCAAGATTCTTGATGTTAGAGTCCACAGATCTTTCGAAAAGTCCAAAAGATGCTATTGAGTCTGGGTCAGAGGTGGTGTATGTGCTTGCGTATCCTGCCCCGTATCGATAGATAAGGCTGTTACGGATGCGAGCAATCTGAGTTGTTGATGTGATAGAGGTTGGTGTTGCATACGCGCCATCAAGGTTAGTGAAGCCATTTGCTGCAAGATAGTTAGATCTGTGGTCTGCATCGTCATACGAAACATCTCCGTCCTTTTCCTCGTAGAGCGTTCCGAGTGCGCTAGTGGCAATCTGATCTGCAAGGGTCTGACTCTTAGCCGTAGCGTTAGCTGCAAGGCTGATCATCGTGTAGAAGCCAGAATCGATTGTGCCAATGTATGACTCAGCTGTTTCCCATGTCTGTGTTGGTGGATAGGTATCCCATGTCACAGTAGGTGTAACCTCTGCCCATGAAAGGTTTAGGGCTGCACCTAAGATCGTTGCAATCTGTGCTCCGTCTAACCCTTCTGCAAGTGCTGTGTTAAAGACAGCCTTAGTTAAGCGAGCTAGTGAGCCAATGCCTAAAATCGTACCAGTCGTGACGTAGCCAGTTTCTTCAGGGCTACGCACACCAATGTTAAAGTCTGAGACTTCGCCACCGAATACAGTCACATAAGTGCCAGAGCCGTTTTTTAGTTCTAGGGTTACTGGCTCTGTGACATTGATAGTAAAGGGTGCATTGTCGGTATTGATGATCTGTACTTGGCAGTAACCTGCTGTTGGTTGTCTGTCAATGTCTAAGCGACCAGATGCGAACGACACAGAGGTGACTGTCGTATAGACATCATCACCAACTGTTACGCGCCACTCTGGAAGCCATGTCATCCGATTGCATAGCCTCTCAAAGTGCCTCGCTGTACTGCATCTGTGAGAACCTGATCCATTAACTCTGCTGCTGAATTAGGATCTCCAACTATTCCGAAGTTGTTTGTGATGTTTATAGGTGAGCCACCGCCTGAACCGCCTCGGTTCATGTTAGGACTATAGCCACCTAAATCGCCCACTATTTTCTGGTATTCGATAAGAGCCAGCATGTCTGCATAATTCTGCTGTTCTTGCAATAAAGCAAAAGAGTTTGCGCGCTCTGTAGCTGCATCTGCGTACTCTAGGATAGCCCCGATAGAACCCTGCGCGGCTACCTCTTTAGAAATAGGCTTGATGTAATCTCCGACTGGAATGCCCGAACCAAGTGATCCACTTGTCGGTATTTTACCCGTAGCAGCGGCATTGGTTTGGGATAGAAGTTTAAGCATCTCTTGAATCTTTAGAAGTGCTGCATCAAGATTAGATAGATTGATCAAGTCTTTAGGCTTCAGACTGTCGAGAATTGACTTGATGTCTTGAAGCTTGACATTCTGCATTCCAAGCGCACCAAGCACCTTTAGGTCTGCATTGAGTTTAGCCGTTGCAGCGATGATAGCCGCTTCATCCTTAGCGGCAATGGCATCTTCCAGAGCAAGGATAGAACGCTTCACATTAAGTCGAGCAACATCATTGGCAATTTGTAGCATCTGCGCTGCGCTTGTCGCCTTGCCTAGTTGTTCAGCCTGATTAGTAAGAGCCGCTGCAATCTGGATCTTGTCCATGTCAAAGACTTCATTGCCTTTGTTGAGAGCAAGGTTAGCCTTGTCAATAGCTGCTGCGAGTCGCTTATCCTTAACGATCTTAGCCTGCGCTGCTGCTTGCTCTTTGGTCAGCTTTGTCATCGCCATTGCGTTCTTTCGAGCGATGGCATCTGCGCGCTGTGTATCCTGTGAGGATACTGTCATTGAGATGTTGCCAAAACCCTTACCATCACCGAACAAGCCGCCCGATGGAGCGAAGAAACTTAGATTCTTAAAGTCAAAGATTGATTTGGTGATCTTGATAAACTCGCCTGTTTCACGGACGAAGTTAGCAATCGACTGCGCTGCTTTGTCGATCTTAGCAATAAACTCATCTGTTGAATTGGAGTTAGTAACAGTCATCAATGCATCGACAAGACCCTTACCAATAGTCTCTTTAGCATTGTTAGAAGCCACAGTTAATTTAGCAAGTGAACCTGCATAGGTATCAGCTGCCGCACTTGCTTGCCCTGCGAATAAAACTGACAAGCGTTCTTGGATCTGCTCAAATGTTGATGTTGAAAGTTCTGCTCTAGTAAGTCCTACACCCAAGCGACCTAGTGCCTGAGTTTGTCCTAAGTATGCCTTCTGCAAGCTTTGTGAAACTTGGGTGACTGACTTGCCCGTACCTGCCGCGATGTCAAGTGCAAGCCCAAGCAATTCCTGTGACTTAGTAACATCACCTGTTGCACGAAGTAAGCGATCCATTGCTGGACGAAGCTCGTCATCGAGCACGCCTGTCTGCATTTCAAGGCGAGAGATAAAGCCATTGACTGTGCCAATGTTTGATCCGTAAGCCAGACCAAGATTCTTTAGGGTAGTGCCTAGAGCCTTAGCAGCCTTGTCATCCTCTGCGAATGCCTTAACAGATGCCTTAGCGTAGGACAGAAGCTTCTGTGCGCTATAAACAGCAAGCAAGCCTTTAGCAAGACCCTTGACATTCTTGGTCAGTTTGTCTGTTGAAGTCTCAGCTTCCTTGAATGCCTTCTTGCCTGTGAACTGTGCGGCTATGTCAATTCTTACATCTGCTGCCATTAGCGCACCTGTGTCCTTTTCTCGAACTCAACTCTAGACTTTTCAATCGCTCTGACAACAGCTGCATTAGCCTTGCCTTGATCTTCTGCCCATGCACGAAAGATTGCGCGACCCTTCATCTTACGAGAAGCGCGACCTGACTGTCCTTCATTTCTTTGATAAGCATTGACTATGCGTGAAGTCTCGTTCATAGCATCGATGAACTGCTTACCAGCATTAGGATTGTTGCTTAGTGATTCGCTCTTAGATCCTGAACGGATTGTCTTGCCATAATTAGAATGACCAAGTGCCACGACTTTAGCCAATGGTGCTTGGGGTCTGCCCTGTGGATTTAGGCGACCAGCAGTCTCATAGATAGAGCCTGAAGGTGAAGCATTGACAATGCGAGCAAGTGAGCGAAACCCAGAGCGATTGACTTTAGATGGCGTGGTCTTATACCCAACTCCACGCTTAGCCTCTGAAGATGACCAGACTCGGTTACCCCAAGTGCCGTTAGTGCTTTTTGCCCAACCGCTTAGAGGTGCGGTTGATGGAATGAAACCGCGAGCTTTAGAAACAATAGGCTTCAAGACTCCAGCGATTTCCTTCTGTGTTTCTTTAGCAAGATCAGGTGTGAATGCTCTGAGGGCTTTTCTAAGCTCTACCGCGCCTTTTACTTCCGTTGGCATCGCTCACCTCTTTCGCTTCATCTTTAAGCCCTTGCACTAATGCATCGAGCATTGC